AGTGCTAGAGTTATGCATGTCGAAAGGAGAACGGCCATGAAGTTCAAGACTTATAAGGCTGCGAGGAACTACCTCATTACACGTGTCGAGAAGACAGGCCTTAATGTTCGGGATCTCAATCTCGATTTGCTCATGAGCGACCTGTTCACGGGCAGGGGTGTTGGCGCTGATTTTGAACTGGAGTTGCGCCCTGCCCAGGACACGTTCACGTCCATTCTGAAGTCCTTGCGCATACCCCGTCGTGGTACAGTGAGTGATGAGCATTGGAAGGCTGCTGTGAGGCGTTTGGGGGCGTATATGGGCGTGTCCTACACGGCGACGGACGCTGACGGGTTGGCGCGCGATCTTGCGGAGCAGTTCTTGTTCGCTCAGCACATGTTGGAGGAGGCGCTGTGAACAATGTTTGTGATCCTACACACGATGCCTTTTCTCTGCTTGATTATTTGGAGTCTCTGGCGGAATCCATACACTTCCGACATGAAGGAATCCTGGATTTCAGTCTCATGGGACGACAGTTCGTTGTGGAAGTGGACTCCCGAACGCTCTGCACAATTACGACTCCTTATTGGCGAAGTCGAGAGCATGTGCGAGACACCTTCGATTACTTCTCCAGAATGGTTGAGCAGCGTTGCAAGAAGTAGTTGATGCACTCCTCCTCTACCTACTAGTGGCCGCCTCTTTTGTTCTCATTTGGTGGTCGGGAAGGAAATAATGGAATACAAGGTCACAATGGACCAGAGGAACGGTACAATGACGACCCGGCGCTCCAACTTGGAGGAGTGGGTCGCCGACGTGGATATCGCCGGTGACACCTACTCGGTTGCCTTCCACCACAACAACATTGTCATCGTGCCTCCGGTGGACCAGCAGACCCTCCTCCCCCGCAAGGTCCGCTATGAAGATCTTGAGGACGTTGTCAAGCAGTGCCTTCTTGTTTTCGCTAAAGCCGTTACTCTCACCGCTGTGTACAAGGACCGCATTCAGATCAACAATGGTGACACCCTCAATATCACGTGGGAGTCCAAGGGTGACGGCAAGTGGGAAACCCGTTTCCCGTACAACGGTGTCACCTACGTGATCACAGCGACGGCGACGGAGACTATGACTGCCATTACGATGGGGCAGCCCTCCCCTACCCCGCCAATGGTGACGGCTACCATCAGTACACCTTTTGATAGGAGGAAGATCTATCAGACACTTTCAATTCTAGGTCCATTCCAGATCGATTGGTTGACAAATGAGATTTACGATCAGTAATCAGGATGGCGCAGATATTCCCGTCAACATTGTACGGGTAGGCAAGGCATGGTCGGGCACGTGCCACCCGTTCGGCGGCGAGATGCGCATCATGGTCGAGTTCCAGTCGCCGTATACGCATGCGAACTGTTGGCTTGATGGGGATCTGATGACGACGATGATGGTGAGGAATTGCCCCACTGTCATGAATGTTGTGGAGAATCTTCTCAACTTGACATTCCCCGACAACAAGTTCTATACTAACCTTGAAGCCGATCATCCTGAGACGCTTCAACCCTCTCTCTTCTAAGAAAGGAAAGAATGATGAGTACCGACATCAGCACCACTATCAATTTCCAGGACACTCTGGACTCGTCCGGCGTTTTCACCACCGTCAAGGGTACCGATATCGAGGCCAAGAAGACCGTTTTCAGCGCCGTCAATGACGCAGAACCCCTCTCCGATCACATCGGTGAGGTTATCGACGTCGTCGATATCGTCGCCCACAAGGTTGAGGTCGCCAACGAGGAGTCCGGTGAGATCGGCGAGGCGACGCGTGTCGTCCTTCTCACCTCCGACGGGAAGGCGCTCGCCTCCGTCTCCGTGGGCATCCAGGGGGCCGTCCGCAACATCCTCGCTTTCCTGGGCGAGCCGTCCACCTGGGATGGTGCGGTGAAGCTTGTCCCTGTGGAGCGTAAGGGGCGCCGGGGTTTCCGATACATGAGCCTCATGCTCGCCAAGGATAAGTGAGATAGGGTACAGACGAGCCGCCCTCCCCCGCCCGGTAGGGCGGGGGAGGGTTTCGCATGGGGTTACAGGAGAAGCGGGCCGAGGCGCTTAGGTTGGAGCGTCAGGTGTCGAAGAAGATTCAGCAGATCGCCGCGGGTCGGTATGATCCGCTCGGGTCACGAAGCATACTGCACGAGATTAATAATGGTCGCTACGGTATTGATATCACAGGCACCAAGTACGATCCGCGCAAATCAGAGCGCCTCGTCAAAAGGTATACCGGTAAACAGCTGGACGCACACATTGAGCGCCTCAAAGGTTTCATGACCCCGACCATTGGCTTCTACCGCGATCATGATGGGCACGCGGTGACGTCGCAGGCGATGCGGTCGCTGTATACGGCGGTGAAATCAGCGAACGCAAAGAAAGAGGCCTACGTCAAGAAGTACGAGGAGGTTAATCCTCCGTGGCTGGGTCCTGATATGACGGTCGGCCAGTACGACAGAACGTTTAGGCAGCGCATTAAGTTTGACGGATCGGCGATGACTGAGACGCTGCGCCGCGGTGGCTTCCCGAAACCTACGCAGTTCATGAGGCCGAGCGCGATCGCGATGCGCGAGAAGAAATTGCGTGAGATGATGAACCCCGCCGATATCAAAGAAAAGGTTGCTGGTATCAGGCAGAACATTGTTAATATGGTCGTGTACACGGGTAGTGACTTGCCGGACAAGTTCATGAGTCTTGATGATGAGACGCTGTACTTCATGTGGACACACGATTCCAACCTGGCCGATGCGTTGGGAATGGTGTACCTAGGCACGCTCCCCGAAAATGAAGAAGACGGTGATTCTTACATGTTCGCCGAGTTGGGTGAGGACCGGTTGCAATCACTGTGGGAAGATGTGGAGGGATGGTCTCTTGAAGAAGCATACCGAGACACGCCTGAACAGCGCCGACTTCGAAAGCGTGGACGACGTCGATCCGGCAAGCGGTCTCGCCGTCGGAAGTAGGATTTGGGCGTGGGGCGTGCAGAACATCTATAATCTGGAGCAGTACGACACTGGCACGGATATCGGGTCGTTCATCGAGTTCATTCTCCACTCCCCTAGTGTCACTTACTTCCACAATCTGGCGTTTGACGGAGTCTTCATTTTGGACTACCTTCTTAAGGCCGGGTATGAAGTGACTGAAGACCGCAGCGTCCCCCACCGTATTGAGACGACGATCGATGGCTTCGGAAAGTTTTATCGGATCATCGTGCACGCCGGAAAGACGCGCGTCGAGTTCCGGGACTCGCTGAAGAAACTCCCCATGAGCGTGAAGACGATCGCCAAGACATTCGACCTCCCTATTCAGAAAGGGGAGATAGATTACAAGAAGCCGCGTCCTGTCGGCTACTCCCCCACTGCCGAGGAGTGGGCTTACCTGCGCACGGACGTGGAGATCATGTCTCGGGCGCTCGTGATTGCGTCGAACATGGGGATGGGTGGGCTCACCGTGGCTAGCGATACGTTGAAGAATTTCAAGGCGTCTAAACAGGGTGAGAAAGGCTTTCGGGAATTGTTTCCCGTCATACCTGACGAGTGGGATGATGAGATTCGCTGCGCTTATCGCGGCGGGTATACGTATGTGAATCCTGAGTATGCGAAGCGTCTGGTGGGGCCAGGGCATGTTTATGACGTGAACTCACTGTATCCTTCCATGATGCGTATGCGCCCTCTCCCCTATGGTATGCCTCAGCGGCAGAACTACGTTCCTGAGTCAGGTTTGTTTATTGTCTATGCGGCCGTGAGTTTCAAACTAAAGTCAGGAATGTTGCCGTGCATTCAATTGAAGAATAATATGCGGTTCGTGGGCACTGAGTATTTGCATGAGGCGGAGAATGTTGATCTGGGGATGACGTCGGTTGATCTTGCCCTGTACCGCGATCATTATGATTTCACAATTCATGATGTGTACTACGTGTACACGTTCGAGTCAACGACTGGTTTGTTCGATGACTACACTGACAAGTGGAAGAAAGTGAAAGAGGAGTCAACGGGCGGTGTGCGGGTCATTGCGAAACTGTACCTCAACTCTTTGTACGGTAAGTTCGGGACCCGGCGCGTGGTGACGGGCAAGCGACCTGTTCTCAGGGACGATCACGTGGCGCTCACCAAGGCGGAGCACGAGGAGCGCAATCCCATATACACGGCGATAGCATGTTTTATCACGGCGTGGGCCCGCGACTTCACGATACGCGCTTGCCAGGAGAACTACGATACGTTTTGCTACGCCGATACCGACTCCATGCACCTACTGTCGGAAGCGGTCGGTATTGTGGAGCACCCGAGTGATTTCGGGTCGTGGAAGCATGAAGCCGACTTCGAAATCGCGGTATACAATCGTGCAAAACAGTATGGCGAACGGGTTGATGGCGTGGATGAGATCCATGTGGCTGGGCTACCGAAAAATATTGCGAAAAACGTCACAGTTGAGGACCTGCTTTCAGAACAGGTGTGGTATGGTAAACTAGTGCCACACAAGGTTCCGGGGGGCGTCGTTCTCCGGGAGACGCATTTTACATATAAGGTTGACTGACATGGGCAAGAAGAATGTAACTACCACGATTTCCAAGGACCTGCACGCTTTTCTCGACGAGAAGCACTGGGCCGAGCGTAAGAGTCTGTCCGCTCTCCTGGCTTCGATGATCGAGTATGCCGCTGTGCAGGAGTTGGGTTACGAGCCACCGGCCACGGAGTCGGATGACGCCGCGTGAGGATAGCCCACGGCGTGAAGCCGCCTGACGCGATGATCTTGAGACTGGCCGTCTTCGTCAGCCGCTCTCCGTCAAGCTGGTGATATGATAGGGTGAGTGCATGAGCACTCACCCTATCTTTATGTGAGGAAGTAATGGATTTCCATAATATGATCGATGCGATTCAGAATCCGAGTGAGGAAGGGATTCCCGAGGGTATTTATGATGACCTTCGTGGCGCTTATGATTCTCTTCAGGGTAATTTTGATGCCGCGTCGGAGAAGATTAAGACCTTGACCGATGAAAATGCGGGGTTCAAGGATCAGATCTCAGACTTGAAGTCCAAGTCCTATGATCTTATGACTCAAATCGGGCTGAAGAGTGATGCGCATGGTAATGATGACTCATCCGATGCCGTGAACGGGCCTGACGATGGTAGTATTGACGCGTTCTTCGCCAACAAGGAGGATAAGTAATGCCCAGGAATCTTGGGGGCGTTCGCCCCTTCGACAATGTTGAGATCATGAATCGCATCCGCAATGATGCGTCTTATGATTATCAACGGCGTATTCCGGACGTGACCAAGGCCAATATCACTGAAACCATACGGGGTCTCATGCAGTACACGCCCGCATGGAATGAGTTCACGGACGCGCTCATCAATCGCGTTGGTTCCTATATCACGAGGGACATCTCGTGGAAGAATCCTCTTGCGCCTTTTAAGCGCAATTCTCTCCAATTCGGGGATACGATCGAAGAGGTTCAGGCGGGCCTTCTGCGCGCTTATTCCTACTCCCCCGATCGGGAGTACGGTGAGAAAGCGATTTTCGGCACTGAGAAGCCCGACGTCGCCAGCCAGTTCCACACGGTGAATCGTCAGGAATTCTACAAGATTACTGTGAACCGCGACCAACTGCGTCGCGCGTTTCTGGACGACTCCGGGCTTCAGACGTACCTGAATCAGATCCTCCAGATGCCCGCCACGTCCGACTCGTGGGATGAGTTCCTCCTCACCATGTCTCTGCTGCGCGAGTACCAGGACGGTGGTGGCTTCTGGCACACCCAGGTGCCCGATCTTCAGAGCCTCGGGGCGACGAAGGCGGATGGTGAGACGTTCATTAAGAAGGTTCAGGCGTGTGCCGGTAACCTGCGTTTCCTGGACACCAAGTATAATGCGGGCAAAATGCCGGTCTGGGCCCGCCCCGAGGATCTCATTCTTATCACGACTCCTGAGGTCATCGCCAATATTAACGTGTCCACATGGGCAGCCGCGTTCAACCTGGATAAGCAGCAGATGGAGGCGCAGATTATCTCCGTGCCTAAGTCGCGCATTAATATCGACGGGGCGCAGGCGATCCTGACGACCAAAGATTTCTTCGTCATCGCTGACAATCTGTTGGAGAACACGAGCCAGCCGAACCCCGTATCATTGGGGCAGAATTATTTCCTGCACCACTGGGAGGTTATCAGTGCCTCGCTGTTCGTGCCCGCCGTCCTGTTCTGGACGGGCGCCGACGACGAAAAGATTAACATTGTGACGCCTAAGAACCTCGAACTCAAACCGGATGCGTTCCGCCACGCTGACGGTCGTCCCGTCAGTTCCACCGACAAGATGAAGCCGGGCGAGAACGGGTACCTCACCTACACGGTCGCTGGCACGGATCTGCCGAGCGATGCGGAGATCCCGGTTGATTTCACCATTAAGGGCAATACGAGTCCGCGCACGCGCGTCTACAACGATGGTGTTTTCGTGATCGCCTCGGACGAGACGGCCGCTTCCGTGACTATCAGTGGTCGCATTGTTGGCGGGGGTTCGTTGAAGACGAACGCCGATCCGGCGAAGGCTGGTGGGGCGTTCTCGTGGTCGTTGGAGATTGATCCGGCGCCGAAGGTCTGGCCCAAGAAGTAAGTCAGATCACACCTTTTGTTCAGGGGAGGGCCCACGAGGCCCTCCCCTGAACTGTGCCAGATTTTCTCCACAGACTAGCGGTATAGAACAGGTGTTCGATTGCGGGGGCGCCATCCTTGTGCTATGCTGGTTTCGCCTCCGGTCAAGGGATGGATCGGATGTGGGTTGGGAATCAGCCGCGGCCCCGGGGAGTTCTTGCCACCGTTCTTCGCCCCGGGGCCGTGGTGTATCATTTTGCTATGAGCGCTATTACCCGCCCACCAAAAGACATTGGTGATTTTGGGCTTAATTTCGATTATTCCATTTGGACGCCGAATACTGACGTCTATCTTTGTAATGTACCGTGGGACGCCACCTACCGCGACGTTGTATGGTGGGACAGTTACGACGAGTCCTTCGAGGCCATCGTCCACGGTCACAAGAAGCACAGCACATGGACGCAGATTCACGGACTCACCTATTGTGCGCAAGGACGCCCGATTCGCATTGACGTACCGTTCTCCAAGGCAAATACGTACAACTATTTGATCGCTAGGAACAATGAGGACCATGTCAACACGCGCAACACATTCTACTACTTTATCACCTCAGTAGAATATGTCGCTCCGAACACCACCGAAATCACTGTGCAACTGGACGTATGGCAGTCCTACATGCACGAATGGGAAATCACGCGCTGCTACGTTGAGCGCTCCCACCTCGGCATTGCCGCCGAAGAGGCGTGGACCGACAACGGCCGCCGCTATCTCACCGCCCCCGAAGGCCTCGACACAGGCGCCGAATATATCGTCGGCGACGTTTGGCGGGAGTTCGTCGCCGCCACACCGGTCCCCGAGGAGGGTCAAGAGTACGACACCGCAAACTACGACGTTGTCGTAACCAGCACCGTTGACTTGGAGGAAGACTACGGCAGCGCCGATGATCCCAAGTTCACGACGGCGAAGGGGTCTATCGCCGAGGGGCTGCCGAATGGTTGCGCTGTGTACGTGATGCCGGTGGATGCTTTCACTACAATGGCCGAGGCGCTGTCCTATGCCCCATGGGTGGCTCAGGGGATCGTGAGCATTACCGCCATTCCGAATGGAGTCATCGACTGGGGCAAGTTGGAGGGTAGGAAAACGAAATTACCCGATGTTCCGCATGACGGCAAGAGTGCTGTGAACGCTGATGTTTTCGTTGCTAAAAAGGGTTTCGGTGACGCCTTCCAGAACAACAAGACCATTGAACTGGCCGCACCGTTCCGGACCGACACCCACATTCCGGACCGATACAAGCATTTGTGGAAATTCTATACCGCCCCGTATATGTGGTTCGAGTTAACCACATTCACGGGGACGCCGCTCATGATCCGCCCCGAAGCAGTTGTTGACTGGAAATTCAACGTGACTCAGTGGGCGCACATTGTGCCTCCGAATCCGCGGATCATGTTCACTGTGAACAACTTGAATGCGAGTTCGTTCGGCGTCACGGACTACTGGAATGGTAGGTCCGAGCACTTCGATGTGATGACGGGGTTTGCGAATTTTCCAACTTTTACGCTCACCAATAATTCGTATCTCATGTATACTGCGTCCAATGCACATCAAATCGCGTACCAGCGACAGAGTGCCGAGTGGGGGCAGCAAAAGGCGCTACGCGGGGCCAGCACCCAGTTCGCTCAGGCACAGGCGTCTATGCAGCAGGGTACGGACATGACGAATTTAGGCAACGCCTATAACACCCAGATAGCGCAGTATAATGCGAATCAGCAGTTCATGCGGTCGGGTGTGAACGCCATCGGGTCGGGTGTTGCCAGCGCTTTGGGCGGTAATATTCTCGGGGGCGCTATTAATGCGCTAACCCAGGGTTACAACATGGGGAATGAGTACGGCACGGCCCTGGAGAACAACAGGATGCGGGCCGAACAGGCGTCTGCGATGACGAACCTCAAAAACTCCTATGGTCGTTATTTTGCGGACAGCAATTTGCAGATGGCCAAGTTCGCCGCCAATGGGGACTACGCTAACGCTATCGCCGGCATCAACGCCAAGATTCAGGACAGTGACGTGATCGCGCCTACCACATCGGGGCAGACTGGTGGGGACGCGTTCATGCTGTCTGCGGAGGGTTGGCAGATCGTGCTGCGGCAGAAACTCATTGACGTTGGTACGATGGTGCGTATCGGCGAGTTCTGGCTCAGGTACGGGTATGCGATGAATGTTTTCAACAGGCCGCCAAAGAACTTCCGGTGCATGGAGAATTTCACATACTGGCAGATGAAAGAGACTTACATTCGTTCCGCGACATGCCCCGAGGGCTTCAAGCAGAGTATTCGTGGTATATTTGAGAAGGGCGTGACCGTGTGGCACAAGACGTTCACTATTGGGAGCGCTCTCATCGGAGACAACGAACCGCTGAAGGGGATCCACCTTGACTTCACCTGATGTAAACAAGCAAAAAGACTGGGTGGCCAGCAAGATCTACCGCCCCTTCAATGAAGGGCAGGGCGCCGGCTACAAGTTGAATCCGGTGCAGACCCGCGAGACCCAGTTGATCGCGATGTACGAGCGCATTCTTATTGAGATGATCTCTAATCGTTTCAAGTGGGTCGGTATGCCGGATACCGTTGACCTGCGTTTCTTGGAGATGACGCTAATGCGGGACGCGCTTGCTGTTTTCTACTTTGACGAGGAATTTCAGCGTTTCATGGCGCTCCGGGCCACAGGGCTCGGTGAAGTCAACATGTACGATAATCCTACCGGGTACACCGTGTACGGAAATCAGGTTTTCTCTCGGCGGTTGTCGGGCAGTGAGTGCGTGCCGATATGGGCGAACCAGACGCGTATTCCGGACTGGGACATTATTTCCATGTACTCCCAACGTCTCGCCGCGCTGGATAGGACGCTGGAGATTAATATGCTGTCAGCTCGTCACCCTTTCGTATTTGCCGTCAATAATAACGAATACAATTCGATGGTGCAAGCGTTCAACAAGGTTGTTGAGGGTCAGCCGGTTATTTTCGGTACCGAGGCTCTCAGTGCTGAGTCCATGGCCGAGAAGGTGTCTCTTTTCGATATCGGCTACAAGCCGAACCAGATCAAGGACGTCATGGACGCCAAGGTGCGCACATGGAACGAGACGCTCACGCTGCTCGGTATTATGAATGTCAACTCTGAGAAACGGGAGCGGATGGTCGTCGAGGAGGCATCCGGGTCATCGGGTCAGGTTCTGGCGATGCGTGCTGTTGCGCTGAATGAGCGCCAGCGGGCGTGTGAGCGGATCAACGAGATGTTCGATCTCGAGGTGATGTGCGAGTGGAATCTTGATGAGGTGACGACTGCTGCCAATGCCGCTATGGGGGCGATAGCCGGTGGGTTGACCGCTCAGAATCCTGATTTGGGGGGTACGGATTTGGAGGAGATGCACAAGAATGGCTGATTATACGATTGAACTGCGTGAGGTGATCGCGCGGCAGGGCGTTGAGAATATTGGGTTGGAGTCGTATCCGATTTTCGACGAGCAGTACAGGGACTTCCTGAACCAAAAGATTATCGATCACTACTATTATAATGAGATCGGCCTTGAGAGTGTTGACATGTTCGTGCGGCAACTGCGCACGAAGATGAACGAGATCATGCCCTACTACAACAAGTGGTATGAGGCCGAAATGGTCAATATTGACCCGCTTCTTACTCAGGACATGCACTCCAAGGGCGACCAGGAGTCCAGCGGGCGATCCTCTGGGAAGCAGTCCCAGGGCGCCAAACAGACAACGAGCACCGTGTCAGCGACGAAAGCCAGCGCAAGAACAGTGCAGTCCGAGACTCCGCAGGTCAGGTTGTCGGGCGATGGCGACTACGCCACGGCCGCCAATGACAATGTGAGCAAGTCCGATGGGACGAATGATGTGCGGGGTGAGACGAGCGGGGACTCGTCGCAGTCGGGCGAGTCGTCGCAGCGCGGGTCCCAGGAATCGCGGTCCTGGGGTTATACTGGTCACGCACCGCAATTGATTGCGGCGTGGCGGGAGACTTTTACGAACGTCGATATGATGGTCATTACGGAATTGCAGGAACTTTTCATGCAGGTGCGGTCTAGCAACGATTCTCTCACGGGGAGGAGAAGCACGTATGGGCTCTGGTACTGAACCCTACAACCCTAATGATATCATTAAGGACGGAGATTATCTTCTAGTCCCTCCTGATTATCGACTCACCAACACAGTGCCATTCACGTATCGCGATGGGTACACATATCTCCAGATTTTAGAGGAATTGCGTAAATGGGTCAACAACGGTCTGCGCGATAATCTTTCCAATAATCTGGAGAATCTCGCCGCTGACTATAATATGCGCGTGACCCGCCTCCTCGGAGATGTCCGCAAGGAACTCGAGCAGTACCACGCACTGCCCAAACAACTTCGCGAGCAGATCGCCGAGGCCGTGCGCAAGTACGACGACGAGTTCCAGATGTTCAAGGACACTCTGACTCAATGGACGAAACGGCAGTTCGAGTCGGATAAGTTCGTCGTCTTCAACTGGCTTCAAGGTGTGCCGACGGACATCAACACATTCCTGAGCGACATCTATAACCGGCTCACTGTACACGGTCTCCTCGCCGACGATCTGTCGCGCATGGGGTGCACCGCCGGAGACATCGAGAACTGGCCGGTGAATATCTCCGAAATGGAGACCGAGGGAAAGAACTTCATCACGCACTTCGGTACATGGGTGTTCTCGCCGGTGACAGGGCGGCACTGCTCGCCCCAGGACGCTATTCTTGACCTGATGGAGTTTATGTCCACCGGAACAGGGATCATTTCTCACACCGCCCAGCAGATCGAATCTCTTTCCATGCAGGACCTTCAGAACAGGAGAGTAAACTAATGCCCGCCACTAATAAGACCAACAATTTTCAGCTGCCGCTCTACGTGGCGTCCGATCATTTCAGTGTCCTCGGTGACCTGAACGGGGCCATGAACAAAATCGACGAGAACCTTGGGAGCGCTCTCACTCAGGCGCGTACCGCGTCCCGAGACGCCACGTCAGCTCTCACCGCCGCCAACGATGCCGCCGAGAACACGCACACCGCGAAAGAAAGCGCGCAGTCGGCGCTCGCTGTCGCCTCCAATGCCAAGGGGGAGAGCAGCAGGGCCCTGGAGAAGGCTACCAGCGCCGCTAATGTGGCGGATACCACAGCGGCAGCAGCCCGTGAGGCTTCCACCAACGCGGCGAACGCGCTTGCGCAGGCAACCGATGCGACAGGCAAGGCGAACGCGGCCGCCCAGCAGGCGAACGGGGCGAGCGCTTCGGCGTCATCGGCGCTGGAGACCGTGCAGTCCTTGTCGTCTCAGATCAACGAGGCCAAGGCGGCCGGCGATAGTGCCAAAACTGTGCGCACTCGGTACAAGAAACTCAAGTCGGGTACGGGCGAACGGACAGTTCGTGGTTCTCAGGAACAGAATACTGTCGTCTTCAGCGGGTCTATTCATTTGGACCCGAATGACGTGATTCAGTGTCACGCGCAGATTCACCATAATTCTCGTGCCGTGCATGACCTGCACTGGGGTATCAAGTGCCAGGGGCCGAGTGGCGTCGCTGAGTACAGGTTCAATGCTGCTGTGCCGGGCGCGTTCAATGGTGCGTACATCTATTCGACGGTGGACGGTTTCTTCCATGCTGACGAGGGTGGCGGCGACTACGTGTTCTCGCTATGCTTCCTCGGCCCGAACGATAAGGATACTAGAGTGTTCTTGGACAATACGTTCCTTGAGTTGCACTGAGATCGCGTGATATAGCGCCTCACGGGTGAGCCTGTGGGGCGCTATACTATGCTTATGGCATTCGATGACACACATAAGGCATGCATCATCGCCGTGCTCGCCACAGTGGAGGCGGGCAACGATTATGGCATCATCAGTGCGCCGGACACGCTGTCCCTGGGGATTGGCCAGTGGACTCAGGGGCGCGCCTATGATCTGCTGAAAAGGTTCCCGAGTGGCACGTCTTTCGGCGGGACGGTGGATGGTTGGCTGGCTGAGGGGCGGGACTCGTGGACGATCGGGTCGCGGCAGTACGCGTATCTGAATGGGTCGGATCGTGCCGCGCTGTCGGGGGCCCTGGATTCCGAGACGGGTCATAATATTCAGAATTCCCAGATGCTGGATGATTTAAACAACGACTACATTCCTCGCTGTCAGGAACTGGGGCTGGACACGGAGAATGAGACTGAGGCGGCGATGCTACTCATCGTCGTTATGCACCGGTGGGGTAACTACGCGAAGATTTTGAAGCGTCTGGTGAACGCGTGTCCGCATCCTGCGTCGCTTGATGACATGGCGGCTGCCATTAAGTACGAAGGGGAGTGGTATGCGGTCGGGCAGCGCTATGAGGTCGCCTATGACATGATTTCCCGCCTGGAGACGAATGGTATCACGTTGAATCCAGGGGACTCGCAGAATCATTCCGGGAACGCCGCGGCGGATAAGGCGGCTGATGCGAAGAAAATAAAAAGTGTCAAGGACATGGGGGATGGCACCCTTAGAGTTAAGTGCAATGACGGATCATTCGCTCGATGCTATAGTGTTGGCACTGGTTATTGGAAAGCTTCTGCTAAAGGACAGGACAAGGCCAGTGAATCGGCGCAGAATAACGGGGCTGCACCAGGTGGCCCGGTGGGTGAAGGCATTAAAGCGATGACTAAACTCGCATGGGACAGTATCGGCAAATTCGAATATCACCAGTGGTACAATGCGAGACTGCACCCGGATCAGACCGGTGTTACGGACTGCTCAGGTTTTTGCTGGTGGCTATACATGACGTGCTGTAATATTGATATCGGCCCGGGTGGGACCGCAGAGATCTACGGGAGCAGTACCGGGTGGGTCGTCGCATCCGGGAGCGGCTCATTCGATGCCGCCGACCAAGTGCGCGAAGGCGACTTGGTTGTATGTCGGTGGTACTCTGGAGGTGGCCATATCGAATACTGCACCGGAGGCGCTGGCGGTTGGGAGAGTATCGGGGCTCGGGGGCCGGATGGCCATCCCGAGCCGAATAGTGGCTCATTGTCCATGTTCGCAGGGTGTAGTTGGGAGTTGAGGAGATATGTCTAAGAAAAAGTTCTCATATTACTCCTTCGACAAGGTCCTCTCTTATAACTCTGTTATCAACATGGTCATGGGGGCGCGTGGTCTAGGGAAAACCTACGGCGCTAAACGCATGGTCATCCGAAATGCTTTGCGGAAAGGCGAGCAGTTCATCTACCTGCGCCGCTACAGGCCGGAACTCAAGGGGTGTAAAACTTTTTTCGCAGATATCGCCCATGAATTCCCCGAGTACGAATTCAGGGTTCGCGGTACGGAGGCCCAGTACCGGGGGCCCCTCCCCGAGAAAGATGACCCGTGGATCACCATGGGGTACTTTCAGGCGCTGAGCGTGTCTGCGAGCGCCAAGTCCATTGCGTTCCCCGACGTGACGACGATTATCTTCGATGAATTCATCATCGAAACCGGAACCCACCATTATCTCAGTAATGAAGTGCGGACGTTCTTGGACTTCTATAGCACGGTGGACCGGTATGACGACCGTGTGCGCGTCCTCATGCTGAGTAATGCAATCTCGATCATGAATCCGTATTTCATCGAGTGGAAGATCTCTCCGTCGGAGAAAATCAAGCGTTTCGGCGATGGGTTCGTCGCCATTGAATTCGTGGACTCCGAACGCTTTGGGCGTGAGGTGAGGAACACACGGTTCGGCAAGTTCATCTCCAAATATAACACCGAGTACGCCGACTACTCCATTGAGAACGAGTTCAAGGATGATACTCCGTGGTTAGTCATGGGAAAGACCGGCACTGCCCGCTACATGTGTACGTACAGAACTAAGTACGGCTCTTTTTCCGTGTGGAAGGATGGTATGCGTGTATTCTGTCAGAAAAAATTGCCGAAAGGCAATCAATTGAAATTCTCTATGTGCCACGACTTGCGTCCCGGCGAGGTTTTCGTCACTCACCGAGATCGTGCGCCGCAGACCTTGAAACGAATATACAGACAAGGAAGGTGTTTCTTCGACGGGCCAGAAACAAGAGAAATGTTCGCGGAATTGTTTATGAAATGAATCACGGTATTTTCATTGACATTAACATGCTCATAGGGATGCTCCCCACGCTCGGGGTTCTCGCAACTTTCGCAGCATGGACCCGCCGACAGTTGTCCAGAATGGATGACCTACTGGATGATTGGAGGGGGACCGACGCCAGACCCGGCGTGCCTCGCCGACCGGGGGTTATGGAGCGTCTCGAGAAGATTGAGACGGACGTGAAAGAGATCAAGGAGATGAAATGAGTATTAAAGCTCGCAGGTACATTTATAGGATTATGATGGCGCTCGGCGTTTTCCTGACGGGTGTCGGTATCGTCAAGCATGAGATCGTCGCCGCCGCTATGCCGCTCATCACCGCGGTACTGGCCCTGGCGGACGCGAACGTCCCTGACGAGGATGACATTGTCGACGCCTGGTGACATCGCCCGTGCCGTTGCCGACAACGACGCGATCGGGTACTCCCAGCCCGAACGGCTGACCGTCTGGGAGGGCTCGCCGTGGAGCGGCACGCCCCGGAACGTGGACTGTTCGGAGTTGGTGTCCTACGCTTTCGACTACTGTGGGATCCCGGCATTCCCGCGGTCCACGTGGACTGGGAGCGTCGTGTATTGGGCTCGTCAGTATGGCGGGTTCGAGATCTTCGACTACTCGGCTGACTATGACTATCGTGACAGTGACATTCTGCTGACCGACGGTCATGTGGCAATCGTCTCCGGTGATGACATCTGTGAGGCGTGGATCGCCGAGACCGGGGATATTTATGGGGAGCGCGGCGATCAGACGGGCCAGGAGGTCCGGGTCATCGGCTTCTACGAGCATCCTTATCTGCACAGGTGGGACACAGTCCTTCGATGCACCAATATTACAGGAGATGATTTTGATATGACCTCTGAGGACCGCGAGATCTTCATCGACATTCGTGACCGGCTTCGCGAGATCAGCGACCAGACCGGTACTGGCATCGAGGGCAGGCGATACGACGGGCCGATCGTAAGCAGGCTGAAAAATATCGAAGCCAACACTTACGCGATTTGGGACTTGCTGGCACCCGGCCGAGAGGGTAAGCGGGCAGCCGGCTCGGTGTTCCAGGCGCTGTGGAATATCGGTAAGGCACTCACCAGTAGGTGAGCAACGCCACCCCTCCCGACTGTTGCGTTGGGAGGGGTTCCGTGTATATGATAGAGTCATCAAAGATGATATAATAGGGGAGAGTAGTATATAATGGCACGCGGTTGGATTCATGGGCGCCTCAGCGACGGCGCCGGTAGACCCGCAAAAGGTCGTATTACCATCACCCCCGACCCCCGCATCGTCATCGACGACGGGGGCAGCGTCATCCAGCCCGTCATCCAGGATGTGGAAGGCGAGTTCGATGTGCCCGTGGTCGTGCCGGGGGAGGACACGAACCCCAAGCACTGGACGAGTCATGTCGTGCTGACGCGCGAGAGCCCGCTCGTGACCGTCATGGACTGCCATGACATTCTGGTCGCCGGCGAGAACCGGCTCAGTGATCTGGTCAACCGGACTCCTGTGGCGCCCACGCACATGACCACCATCGAAGGTGAGATGCGCACCGTCCGAGCTGAGGTAACCAAGCTCTGGACGGCGGTGCAGGCGGGTCGGGTCAAGGGACCCAAGGGTGACAAGGGCGACCGGGGCGAGCCGGGGCCCGCGAGCACCATCCCCGGCCCTCCCGGCGAGACGGGCCCCAGGGGGCGGAAAGGGGACCGGGGCGACGTGGGCCTGCGGGGCGTGCCCGGGCCGCAGGGCCCCAAGGGTGACAAGGGCGACATGGGCCCGAGGGGTTTGCAGGGGGCTAAAGGTATCGACGGCGCCGTGGGACAGGATGGCCCTAGGGGCCTGCCGGGTCCTCAGGGTCCTCAGGGGGTGCCAGGGCCAGTAGGGCCTATGGGGCCGGTGGGGCCGAAAGGGGAGGATGGGAAGCCGGATAAGGGTTTGCTGTCGTGGCCCATGGGGTGGCGTGTGAGTGACGCTGAGATCAAGGACGGGAAGGGGTTGTTCAAGAAGTACAACGGCAAGGACTTGTACGCGACACAGTTCATACGATCGCCCGACATGGACCCTAGGAAGAGCGTATTCCCTCGGAATGTCGTGTATGACGTTGTCGTCACAATGAACGTCAAGGCCAAATGCAACATCGCCATGCAGGTCAAGTACTGGGACTATGTGGGCAATAAGTGGGCGGTGCCGGCAACGAAGGATAAGTGGTATCAGCGCAACGGACTGGATACTGGGGTCATTCAGCGTAATTTTCCGTGGAAGGTTGAGAACATCGCCAACACGATGGTGTGCTTCGACATCTACGGCAACCAGGACGTTGAAATCCTTGACGTGCGGGTCTCTCCGTCGGGGGAGGACCGCAGCGTCCAGGACAGGATGTGGTCGCAGGACGAGAAGATCAATGAACTGGCCGTCGCATTGAATCAGCAGAAGGGTGCAACGACGGCGAATGCGAACGATATTCAGAATGTGCAGTCGCAAGTTCAAGCGCTGAACGAACGCATGGTTGTGACCAGCCATTTCGCGTATTACTGGGACAATCTGAAAGCCGCTAATCCGAATGAGACGTTCTTTGTCAAGAGTGAGGCAGGCTTGTATGTGCAGAACATCCACCAGAGCCCGAACCATGAGGTGATAATTGTCACGCCCCGCTGGGAGGCGGCTGTATGCGAGTGGATGACGGCATGGGTCTGGCTATGGACGAAGGACCAGTCCCTGAGTGTGGAGTGGTGCATCGAAGGCTCCAGTTCAGCAGACGGAGCGGGAAACAAGCGTACGAGCACGCGACTCCAACAGTTCAGTCCGAAAGAACTATGGCAGCCCATGTGTTCGAAATGGCCTGGCGTGCAGTTGATGGGGGACGTGCGGTACCTGCGCATGTGGATGAAGTTCAAGGCCGATGAATGGGGTGCGACCAATAAGTGTTGGCTGCGGCAGCTGACGATGGGGAGTGAGCAGACCGTGACCTGTTAACGCGTGTGATTTGGGGTTGAAGAAACCGCCCCGGTGGTTGATACCACCGGGGCGGTTCTGTGTTGGGCTGTCAGGCGGAAGCGTACTTCGCGATGACCGCCTGGCATGTCTCGCGGATGATCACGGGCGGCACTGACCACACGTGGCAGTCGTGACCGACCATCCAGGCCAGGGCCTGATCGTCCTCATTGACATCGAAGTCATAACCCATGGCGATCAATGAGTCGAGGAGGGCGGCCACGGCCCTGCGGTCACCACAGGCCCGGATGATGGCGGTGCACGCGATGATGTCGAGGTGGGCGACGCCTTCATCGGTGCGGATGGTCCACCGGACGGTGGGCACCCAGTGGAGGGTGGTGCCGGCGACCTCGATGTCGGTGACGAGGCTGGTCTTGGTGATGGTGTTCATGATCGAGTTCCTTTCGGTTGGGTTGGGATGAACTCTATTGAGTTATTAACCTAATAATGGTTGAACTCAGGGACGTTTTCAAGCAAACAAACGATTAACCGTAAGTGACATGCGCCACAGGCCGAGGTGTGCTTGCTGTGGAAGCGTGGCATTGCCTATAAGCCGGCACGCAGTACGGTGTGAAAAACGATATTTGCGGATCGCGTTATAAGGAAAGCCCATGAGCCACTCGCCTGCACATTCGACAAGATCATTAATGGAATCATTATTGATCGGCATCCAACCGAGAGTCTGAAACCACGGTTCAATAGGCCATTCATGTATATCCCGGTTCTCCGATATCCAGGTCTGAAGATTAAGGCCACCTTTTCTTCCGCGCCGACCCGGGCCCGTGTTCATACTCGCCGTAGGTGTGGGCATCCTTGAACCCTTATACTTCTTATATGTAGGAGCATCAATAATAAACGGCTCCTTAACCGCAAGAAGAAACACACGCGCACGCACATGAGGTGCACCACATTCATACGCATGCACATTGCACACGCACACCGCATACCCCATCCCCTCAAGCGCATCACACACAGCATTCCATGGAGCACCCACCACATTCTCATAAACAACCCACACAGGACGCGCCTGACGCACACGAGACAACGACACGAGCCACTCACGGCTGATGCCAAGCACGCGCCCCGAACCAGCCACGCTGTACGGCTGACACGGCGGCGACCCGATGATCACGTCGGCACGCCCGTAGTCACGGGCCCACGACACGTCATTGCCCACAACCTGATATTTGTTTCTGATGACTTCGCGCGCATTCGCATCACAGTCGAAAGCGCGCATCAATTGAATGTCGTCATGCACCCATGAAAGAACGCGATCAAAGTTACCTGTACCAGTGAAATGTGATTCAACTATCATGATTCTCTCCTTCCGTTTTAATTGTACTAGC